TTGGGAACACTACCAGCAGTAAAGCCAGCGTGTGACGACATGGCTTCAAAGTTTAACAAAGCGTCAGCAACCATTGAAGACATTTACTATGGGAGACATTAAATGGAAATTACACAATTAAAAGCTTCGCTTGAAAAGCATGAGAGAAAGCGGAATTCAATGTACAAGGATTCGTTGGACGTTAATACCGTTGGTTATGGTCATAATATGGATGATGTTCCCCTAAGCGACAACGTGATAGAAGCCATTTTATATGATGATATCTACATTGCAAACCAAGAGACAATGAATATTATACCTGCTTATAATCAGCATACCATTGCCAGACAAAATGTTTTAGTTGAAATGGTGTTTAATTTGGGTGCTAATAGATTCAAGTCTTTCCGTAAAATGATCCATGCTTTGGCATTAAGGGACTATGATGAAGCGGCAAAAGAGATGCTGGACTCGCTATGGGCTAAACAGGTAGGGCAACGCGCCCAAACTTTATCTGAATTAATGAAAAAAGGGAGTTATTGATCATGTTGTTAATCATAATGAACATATTTTCATCCGGTTGGCAGTTTATTACAGGGTTGCCGGCAGAAGTTACCGGTTCCGCTATTGCGCTTGTCAGTGGTCTCATTCTAAAAGCAATACCAAATGATAAGATTCAAGCGTCTATTTACAAGTTCATGTACGGCCTGGGCGTGACTGTCACCCTGGGCGCATCCCAAATAAAAGCTTTGTGGTTTGCAAAAGCCTGGAAAGCGACCATTGAAGCGTATGTAATTGACGCTATTGACAATATAATCATTCATGGTCTACGTGGTTTTGTAGCTGGCTTGCGGTCTGATAACAAGAATAAAGCGGATAAAGTCAATGGGACGGAGAAAATTTATTAGAGCTAGGTCGTTTTTCAGGAATTGACCCAAGAGAGCAAATGTATAATCAAAAAATTGTATATAAGCTTTTAGGTGATTCATTATTTATAAATACTATTAAAGGTGTAAAAACTGTCCAACAAGGGGATTGGATAACGAAGGACGAGCAAGGTGAGTTTTATCCATATAAGCCAGATATATTTGCAAAGATGTTTGAAATAATTGAAGAATAACCATCGATCAATCATTAAAAAAAGGAATTAACATGTCTGAAAATATTGCTCTTTTAGGTGAAAAGCTTGCGGATATGAACACCTCTATAAAAGAGTTGTTTACCGGGAAGTTTAGCTGGAAAGAATTGACACAATTTTTAAAAGCCGGTGTTGAAGTAGCTGAAGAAATGTTTAATTACAGTGGAGCTGGTGCTAAAAAGTCCGAAATTGTAATGGATTTATGGGACCATTACGATAGTGAATACAACCTGGTTAAAAAGTTGGACGATCTCATTGATCTTAAAAAGTTCTTTGGTAAATTTGTTGGCGGTATGCTGGAAACGATTGATTCCAAAGCAATACGTGGAACAATTGAGTATATTGTAATCCCGACACTTGTAAAGGTCGTATTTCCGTAACCGATGTTCTCCCGTCAGGCAGGGGCGGCACAACTCCTCCGGTTGTGTTTGTCCCTCCTCTTTTTAATTGAGGTTATAATGATTTATTTTTTGATATTTACAGGTTTAATACATATTTTGACAATTGCATTGATAGTATACGTCATTGTATTGCTGAGAAGGTCTAGTAATCGATTACTGCAGGTACGTGGGCTATTAATATCCAGCCTTGATATGAGCATTCAAGACCCTGTTGAAAAACAAGAAATAGCTGACAAGATTGCCAATGAAGACCCGGGGATGATTGATGATCTGATAGATGAACAGAAAAAGATTGATATAGAACAAAAGAGACAAGCAGAGATTAATGAGTATTCGGTTTAATTTAATTTGATTTTAAAGTAATAGTGGAAATATAAAGGGTTAAAAGATGAAAAACAGAATAACACAAGAGATTATTGATTCATTGATTAAAAACGCAAGGGTAAGAACTTCAAAAGCTACTGATAAGAAGGAAAGAAGTGCTTTAATAACATCATACGTTAATGACTGTTTAGGAACTGATTTTAATTCAGAAACATTAGAGAATTTTGGACATGGCCGAAGAAACCAAAAAAACCAGTAAAGATTTTAATTATACGGAACGTCAAATATCATTTGTTGAGTGCTATATTGCTCTGCAATTTAAGCAAAGAGAAGCTTACTATCAGTGTGGCTTTTCTCCTTCTAATGACAACGTTGCCAGCGTCCAGGCACACAAGCTGCTTAAACAGGAAAAAATTCAAGTTCTATTGCGTGAAAGCCTTGCGGTACGGAGAGAGGAACGAAAATATCTTGAAGATATAGCTTACGACCGCCTGGAAGCTATTTTGCGCGCCCAGATCACGGATGTTGTTTCATGGGAAGATGATGGCAAAGACACAATAAAGCTCGTTGTGAAAAATTATAAGAAAATACCTGATAATTTAAAGCCAGCTATCAAAGGTATAAGGAAAACAAAAGAAGGCTGGCAGATTGAAATGTATGACGTGATGTCTGCCATTAAAGAATTAAAAGAAATGCAAGGCTTTGCAAAAGCACAAAAACATGAGCATGAATTTAAAAACTCTTTAGAAATAAACATGATTAAAGACAAAGCAGAAGATTTAGCAAATAAGGCATTGAATGATATTAATAACAAAGATAATACTGATATTCCTAATGTTCCTAATGTCGATGTTTAAACTTGAAGCGCAACCAGAAGAAATTGTAAAAGAGCTAAACCATGATGAAGCTGTGCAATTTTACCAAGGTGTTGTAGCTGATCCTTTAAGGTTCTATTGTCCCAACGGGGCCCAGGAACGTTATATCAATGCAGTTGCAAAATCAATAGAACAAACAAAAATACCGGTTGTACTCTGTACCTTTGCTAATGGAGTTGGTAAAACGACAACAACCGAACACATTTTATTAAATTTTATTTATGGACCTCAAAACGGATGGTTTGACTATCCGTTATTCAAAGACTTTCCCTTTCCAAAAACAATATGGTACGTCTCTACGGCTGATGCTTTGAAAGAAACTGTGCAGCCAATGTTAGAAGAATTGATTTCTGCTGATATTATTGTAGAAAGGGATTATGTAGACGCAAAAGACGGGAAAACTTATATTAGTAGAATGACCTTCCCCGGGGGCTGGCAAATATCGTTTAAAACGTTTGACCAGGCAGCAAGCAAGTTTGAATCTGCCAATGTTGGAATTATTGTTTTAGATGAACCTGCACCAGAGTCTTTGTGGAAAGCTGTAAAATCACGTAGAAGAATGGGGTGTATAGCTTTATTGCCTATGACACCTCTTGACTGTCCACCCTATATTTTTGATGAAATTGCCAAAGCAGCAAGGCAAAAGCAAAAAGGATATACACATCTTGAAGCCAGCGTATATGAAGCATGTAAGAAAAGAGGGGTTCGAGGGCATCTTGACGCAGAGATAGTCGATGATATGGTTGCAGATTATGACCCGGACGAAGTTCAGGCAAGGGCCTACGGCAAACCGATGTATTTTTCAAGGCTAATTTACTATGAATTGACACAACATTTGCATTGTGTAGAGCCTTTGGAATATCAAATACCTTCACATTCACAAATATTACAAATTGTAGATCCGCATGATTCAAGACCAAGTGCTGCTATCTGGATAGCCTTAACTGTGAATAACCGGTTTATTATCTTTGACGAATATCCGGTTGATAAAAGTTGCCATTATTGGGAAATGAAAAAGGGGTTGACACCAGAGCAAGAAGTCGCTTCATGGATAGAGATTGAAAAACAGCACCAAAAAGAACAGTTATATCCAGAGAATACAGAAATAATTAGAATTCTTGATAAACATTTTGGATGGCAGACAAGAGGAAAGCGAACGTTTGCTGAACAATTCCTAACGGCTGGACGTAAATTAGGAAAAACCTTCAATTTTATTTCATCATACAAAGCTCCATCCGATACAAAAGAAGTAGAATTTGGACATAGAGAAGTGAGAAAAGCGATTAAAAGCCTGGAAGATGAAAAGCCAGGCGTTGTAGTTTGGAAAAGCTGCTATCACACATGGCAAGGCTTGACACATTATGTGAGACGTAAAATTACCGGTAAAACTGCTGATGATAAAGCAGGGGCAGACGGGATAATTGTTGAAAAATATAAGGATTTTCCTGATTTATTAAGGTACGGAGTATGTACTTACGTAACTGCAACGGTTCCCAAAGCAGCACCTACCCATGGTCAGCGTATCAGGCGCATGGCTCTTGAGAAACCAAGTTCAGAGTATGGAGATTGAGAATGGATTACAATACAACACTTGAAAAAGCCAAAAAATGGATTGGTGATGATTTAGATAGAAAAAGAAAATTTATTAATTTGTTTCAAACAGATATTCAAATAGAGAAGAATTTAATCCGTTCACGAATTGGTATTCGTGAAGACCTTAATGATATTGAGGGCGCAAATTTGGGGCTGGCTTTATTGAAATTGACTGCAAAAGAACGCATATCTCTCTTTAGGGCTATTTATCAAGAAGAAAAGGAAGTTTAGCATGGAAAATGAAAGCCCCAGGGAATATCCCAAAGATAAAAGTAATAAGATGTATAAGGGCGTTAGGTATGATTCTGCACTCTATGATTATATTGTGGGTTGCTTCAATAGGTCGGCTGAGAACATTAAAAAGCGCAAGATATATGAAAAGGCTGAAAAATACTCAAGGATGTATGAGGACGGTGACTCCTGGAAAGCTTTGGGTGTAAGCCGTAAAAGGCATTTGTCTAAAGTTACGATATCCATTGCTTTTGATACCATTGAAACCGGGTTGAATGTTGTAACTGGTCGTACTCCCAAGCCTGATATAACGCCCGTATTTGATTCTAGTTATGAACCATACGTGAGAATCAAAACAATGAGGGAAGCGGCTGAAACAGCAAAAAGTTCTGAGCTTAAAGAACAGGCTGAACAGGAATATGAAGCTTTAAAAGAAGAAGTTTCAGGATATGTTTCAAAAATGCAGCGCCAAATAGTTACTGATTGGCGAGAAAATAAGATGCAAGAAACGCTCCGAATGCAATACCGGGAAAAGGCAAAAACAGGTATTAGTACGCTAAAAGTAGTGTATGACCCTGAAAACAACAAACCTAAAGCGATTGCCTGTGATATTACAACCATTTTTCCATCACCAAATGCAAGTGATATTGAGAATTATAAAAATGAACCTTTTATTTATGCCCCGGTGTTTGGCGTGAGGGATGTAAAGGATAGCTGGGGAATAGAACCAGAGGCACTTGACGAAGCAGCACTTGGTCTAAGTGAACAATTAAAACAGCATGAAAATGTTAATCATGGCTTTTCAGCAAAAGTTATTAATGCCACTAAAAATCTGTTTAATAAAAGCAAAACGGGTAAGTATGTAATAGTACTTGAATGTTACATGCCTGCAGATATGGACAAAGAGATTGAAAAATATGACAAAGAAGTATATGAGCAGGATGATAACGGCAAAATGAAGTATGATGAAAACAATAAACCAATATCATCACTTAAAAAGGATAAACGACCTGTTTTCCCGTCAGGATTTAAAAGGGTTACTGTAATTCTGAATCATAAAGGCTGGATTGTTGAGGAAACAGATAATCCTTACAAACAAGCGCCTTTCTTTATCTCCCGGAACTATACGCAACAAGGAGATTTTTGGGGAATATCAGAGATACAGAACATTGAAGATTTGATTATGAGATTGAACCGGGGCGCATCTGATGTATACGACAATTTAAGATACACAGGTAACCCGATAATGGTAAAGACAAGGGACTCTAAATCAATGCCAAACCCGGACGCTGACGAAGCTTCCAATGAAACTATTGCAATGCCTGGTGGAATGATGGAGACTACGGACGCAAATGGTGTTAAATGGCTGCAACCTCCCACAATTGGGTTTGATATAAAATGGTGGCTTGCAGAATTCTTGAAAGGCTGGATTGACCGGATTACTAAATTGTCGGACGCATTGCGTGGGTTTAACCAGTTTAGCCAGGATTCAGGTAGAAAAATACAGGAACTAAGGTCTGCTGCAATGGGTTCTTTTCAGGAAAAAATTGATACTCAGTCTGAATTTATTTCAGATATTGCGAATCAATGGAGTTGGATATATCAAAACCAGGTGCAGGGAGAGATTGTTCAAAAAGAAGAAGATGATTTTGGTGACGCACAATATGAAGAGTTTATTCCACAAACCAGTGATGGTTTAAAGTTGAACATTTCTGTTTCATCTATGATGTTATTGCCTCGAGACGTATTTGGAGAGTGGGATGAAGCACAATTCCTTTGGGCCCAAACATTGGAAGATGGCGCAACAAGGTTGATTTCTCCTGAAATGTTGGTGGATGCTGCCCCAACCATTGAAGACAAGCAGAGGATAAAACGGTATATTGCTGAAAAACAGGAAGAAATTTCTTTAAATGAGCAACGCGAAGCAGCATTTCAAGAATTACAGCAATTGTCTGCCTTGGCCAGCGAAATAAGCGAGACAGACCCGGGCGGTGATGAAGAAGAACAGGTATTTCAACAGATAGCCGGTATTATAGAAGCGTTTCCTGATTTGATGAAAACTGCTGAATTTCAAGGTTTAAGTGATAGGTTAAGGTTGTCTATTGCCGCAGCTATCGCCGGCGCCCCGGGATAACAAACTGAATTACCAGCTGGAGAAACTGTATAATGGATATGCCAAATAATATACAAATACTCAATCAACCCAAGGTTTATCAGATAAAGGCCTTGTGTGTGGTTTCTTATATTGTCACGGATGGAAACAAATGGAAGGATTTACGTCAGGAAACTTTTATTTGCGAGGGCAAAGAGGATATGCAGGTCAAATTAAAGAGTATTATTGATGGTGTGGAAAGGGAAGGAAAGGGGATCGATCCAAAGGAAGTGATTATTGACTTGGTTGATCCTACATTGATCAAAGAAGTATTTAACTCTTATGCGAGTAAGAATTAATGAAGCATGAAAAAGCCAGGTTGATAGTTGAAATGATATACCAATCTATTGTTCATTGTATGGAAGAGAAAAAGACCGGAGCGGTGTATTTCCGTTTTGATTTCAGCCAGGGCGGTATTCAAGCGTGTAAAAGAGTTGAAATGTCTGAAAAGGATATCGGAGGAATAGCATGAGCAATACAGAAAAATCTCATGAATATGCAATGAAATTATTTAAACTCTTTTGCTTTTTTAAAACAAAAGAGGGCCACTCAATGGATTTAGCTTATTTGCAGACATTCAAAACGTTACGATGGAGAATAATTGCAAGTGATGAAACTGTAATGGCTGATGGTAAAGGATATGAAGATTTTGTTCCATATTTAAAAAACGAGATAAAGAGAATACAATGTTTATTGCAAAAAGAAAAAGATAACTATAATAGAGTTAAAAAGGACAGTTAATGAGACGAAGAAGCTTTTTAAAATTACTCGGGTTTGGTAGTACCGCAGTTGCGGCAGTGCCCGTATTAGCAGGGGGAAAACTCCATAGGGTTATAGGTGATTCTTGGTGGAAGCATTACACTCCCCCGGTATTTGTAACAAGCCGGTTTTTAATTGAAAAAGATGAAAATAAATATAGAGAAGGTGATCTGATACCGATATCAGATGGTGTTTATGGAGTAGTAGAAAAGGTTTTACCAGATCACCAAAGACTCGTAACTTTTAATGGACCAACTTGGATAGGTGTATTATGACAGTATTTGAAAAGTTTTGTGAAGAAGAAAATATTCAGGCTGGTACTGTTGAATATGAAGCGGCAAAAAAAGCATGGAACCGGAACATTAGTAATAAGCTGGAAGATATACCTGTCTCTGAAAACACACAGAAACAGCGTATAGACCTGCAGAAAACCAAAGTCAATGATAATAAAATTGATTTTGAGAACGATGATGTAGATTTAAGTGGTCTGGATACACCTCCTTGTACTGGCCCTCATGTAACGGAGGAAGATAAAGCACGTGCAAAGCCTTACAAGCTAGACCTGCTTTCCCCTAATCCTGAAGATCCTGTATATCTGCAACGAATGGGTTTAATTTAAAGGTGAACGATGTTTTACGAATATAAATGTGCTGAATGTGATACTGTTTTTGAGTTAAAACTGCCTGTCTCGGAATGCGCAAAGCCGCAAGAGTGTACTGATTGCGGGAAATCAGCGCCCAGGCTGTACGGAAATCATAATATCAATATGAAAAATTGGCGTGAGGGAATGAAGCCGTTCAGGAATGAAACCAAACCGTGGACAACCAAAGAAGCTGACAGGGTAAATGCGGGAGGGAGCCTTTGATATGATTCCAAGCAGGATGACAATGCCACCTGAAGACCCGCTTAGTGAAAAAGAAATTATCTTTCGGATAGTTTTTGTGGTTTTTGCAATCGTTCTTTTGGTATGTGCCATTGCCTTTTGATTGTTTTTAAAGATGATTTGAAGGGAAACGTGATTATTTTAAAAAAAAGTGAAAATTATGATTGATTTTATAAAAATTAAAAAATTGATTAATAAAAATTGTAAGCATGTGGAGGATCCTGATTTAAAGTGGATGTCTTGTCAAAATTGTAAATGTAGAGATATTATGTTTAAGCTAGAAGAAAAACTAACTAGAGATGCTTGCTTTGTTTATTGGCATCCAGGTTTTTATGACTCTGGAAATCATCAACAGGAGTTAGATTATGGAACAAAAGAAAAACTTAACAATGCGTTGCTTAGACCAGGTAGGATAGACAGATCAATAGAACTTACATACGTAGATCATAACCAAACAAGTCAATTATTTAAAAAATTCTTTCCTCAATGCAATGGGGAGGCTGATAATTTTGCACAAATAAGCGCCAAAAAGAAAATAACACCTGCAGAGATTCAGGAATATTTATTGATTCACAAGGAAAGCATGGATTCTGCATTGATAAATATGGATAATATTGTACAATAACACATAAAGACAGGTTAAATTACACAGTTTTTGTTGTATTATTAGTCAAATCTTTTTAATATTGATTAATTAAGAAAAGGCAGTTCGGTCGATTTCAATATAAGATTATCGGCAATGAGGCCCAGATTGATACGTTTTTAGCGCGTCAGTCTGGGCCTCTTTTGCATTTAGGAGAACCAATGAAAGAAGAAGAAAACATCAATATAGAAGAAACAAATCCGGTAATTGATACGCCAGTGGCACCGGGGTTTGATAATGCACTAAATGGACCAACTTTGCCAGTAGGAGATCATGATGGGCCAATTACTGATTCAACTATTGAAACAGATCCCGAAGTTCCTGACGGACAATCAGATGATACTGACCCTGGTAATGAGCCAAGTGGGGAAGATCAGGAAAGCCCTGAAGAGCCGGAAGAAAAAGAAACGGTAGAGCCGGAAACTATTGAATGGTTGAAAGAATCTATATCAAAAAGAAACAAAGACTATGATGAACTGATGGAAGCGATTGATAAGATTGCTTATGGTGAAAAAGTTCCACGTGGAACAGAACCTTCTCCCTGTAAAATAGTATTTGATGTATATACACTGAACGCCATCAAACGTGGCGGTGCAATATCTATCACTGTAGAAGGTGATGAATTAAAAGCACCCGGGTTTATGGTGCGCGATAAAACAGTTACTTATTAATTAATCATATATTTTTGTCACGACCTGCAAAGGCAACGCTGACAGAAAGGATAATATGTCTGAAGAAGAAAAGAAAAGCAACACAAACCCTTTACCTGATGTAAAAGCGGATTATTGGAAACTCATTTCCCGCATAACAAAGGGGCAAAAGGTTGAAACAACTGAAGCTGTAAGCCTTGGAGCATTACCGCTCACTGGCTGTCTCGTAAAAAATACAGTTGAAGTTGATGAAGTTATTGTATCACATTCTATGGTATTTGTGCCTGGCGCAAACGTTAAACAGGATATTGATACCAAAACCTACAAACCCGCTGGCTATTCATTAACTACAACAGGTAATTAATTATGCCAGAAAAAGAAGATGTAGGACAATTTCGACTTTCTAGTGAAGCCGCAGAAAAGATGGGTATAAATGAAGCCCAGCTTGAAACGCAGCACGAAAAGAGTGAAGAAGGAACAGGCGCAACAGTTATAAAGGCCGATGTACCAGAAGTTACCCCTGAAAAGGGCAATGACGAAGCTGGTCAAAAGCCCACTGGCGAAGAACTCCCGAAAGGGCAATCAAGTAGCTCAGACGAAAAAGAACTTTCCGAAAAAGAAAAAGAAACCAAAGCTGATGAAAAAAAGTCGGATGAAGAAAAACTGGCTGAAAATTCAGATGCAGAGGTACAAACATTTAATAATCAGGTCATTGAGACTTTGACCAGGTTAGATTTTTCAGATAAGGGAAAACAGGAAAAGCTACTTAAAGATTTAGAGAACCATGAAAAATTTATGGCCAGCAATACCCAAGAAGCTATGAAAATAGCACAACTGTCAAAGCAATTGGGTACTGACAATATAGAACAGGCCGTAACAGCTTTAAATGAGATTAAAGCCAAAGAAGATAATGATTTTGATGAATTTCTGAATCAATCGGATAGTTGGTTTGACGATAAGGATGCAAAACCAGAAAACAATCCTGTTCGTCAGCTCATAGAAGCGATAACTGGTTCTTTTGATGCAAATAAAGCCTATAATGGCGAAGTAGATTTGCTCAGTGATGAAAGAATGAACATCAATCTGCAACAGGAAATATTGTCTGTTAAAATAGCACATCCTGATTATAACCAGGAAGAAAAGCTGAATGAACTAGCAGAAGTTGCAGATAAACACAACACTAATCTTGAGACAGCCCACCTGATAATGTCCGGCATGAATGGACAAACCGAAATAACTTCCCTTAACGAAAAAATCGTAAACCTGGAAAAGGAACTCAAAGACAAGACAACAGCGCTCACGGCACAAGAAAAGATTTACAAGCCGGGAGCCTCAGACGAAAAAGACGGACCTCGTAATTTTGTACCAGATCGTGACGCTAAAAGCGGTCCGAATTGGGACGCTACCCGTTCTCGTCTGAGTGAAAAACTTGCTTAGATAACCTTTAACAGGAGATTAAAATTATGGGTACCGCAACATATAGCGAAACCCTGACTGACCTTAATATCGCAACCGAAGATTTTATGACAGATGTTGTGTCTCAAATCAACTATGATAATTTTTTATCATCTCGGTTGTTGAAAAAAGCAAAGGCAGCCACGGGTAAGAAAATCGCCGTTCCATTGGAGTACGGTGAGGAAAATACTCAGACTATGGGTGAGTATGAAGAATACAACCTTCAACCCAAACAACTGTTGGATGAAGCCTATTTTGAGTGGCGGCACGTCAACGGCACCATGGTTGAGTCTGAAAAAGTAATTGATGTTGCCAATATTGGCAAAGAACAGGTTATTGATTTGGCTGAAACCAAATCTAAAAACCTTTCACGTTCCATGCGTAAAAAGTTTTCAGAATTGTTATTTACCAGCGTTGCAAATCTGAAATCCACGGATCCAGATTCTTTGATCAAAATAGTTGCTACTTCCGGTAATACAGTTGGTGGTATTGATGGAGCTTCTTATACTGCTGCCAGCGCGTTATTTAACTGGAACCCGGAACTTTTTGATTATAGTGGGAATAGTGTCACTTATGCAAACTTGGTTGATCCAAACCATACGTATTATATAGAAAAACTCTTCCGGAAATTAAGTTCAACATTGACAATCGACACAGATCACCCCACTCTCTTCCTGGTAACACAAGGGTTGTGGGATGCGTATGAAGAAGTACTTCGTGCGGATAAGCGGTATGATGGCAAGGCAATGGAAGCGGATGGTGGGTTCTTGACACTAAAATTCCGTAACACTATTGTTGCCGTTGATAATAACGTACCGGGTGGCAAACTTAATACCGTTAGTACTTATGGTGCTATGATTCTAGCGCTTAACGAAACGTACCTACGGTATTACAATAGCCGGAAAATCAATTTCCGATGGACACCATGGAAAAAATCTGAACGTCAACCGGTGTATTTCAGTCTGTTAGACTGGTATGGTGCTTTTACCTGTTCTCGTAGAGATCGTCAGGGCGCTGTTCTTGGTATGCCGACAGATGCACAGATTTTTGTATAAAAAGTAATCAACTCGGGGGAGTTGATTTTTTACAATAATAAGCGAAACAATGTTTTTTAACGATAAGCGAAAAGAGGTTTATAATGTTAGGAAATATAACAGGCATCACCGACAATGGCGATGTGAGCCGTGTTTTTCCGCTTCCCAATAAAAAGGGAATGGCGGTAACGGCCTATAATGGCTCTGGTGGTACTTTTGCAATCGGGCAGCCGGTTCTTTTGTCAAACGGTTCAGCCGCTGGGCTTGAAACCACAGCCTTGGCACCAGCAACAAAGGCCTTCCCTGTTTGGGTAGGCAGTACGATTGAAGCTTCCGTTGCAGACACCAAAATCGGTAAATTTCAAATCACTGGTGAAGTAGAAGCCCTGGTAGATGATACCAGTACTCTTGCGACAGGCGCTGGTCTGGAAGTTCTAAATGCAGGCGTTGCTTTGGTAACAGATGGTGGCACTGTTGTAGCAGCCACCACGGCAGCATACCTCCGGGATGCTATGACCGCGGCTGAAAACGATGGGTCTCCGATACTGAAGACTGTTGTTTTGAATGGAACGCCCCATACCATTGCAGGAAGTTAAGACCATCAACTTTATATGGCGGGGTTTTGGCCCCGCTTTTTGTTTTTATTAATTTGGAGATCAATCACAATGAAAAAAATGAATTTACATATTTTTATAATTGTTCTGATTGCCCTTTTTGCGTTCAACACGTCCTTCTCAGCCGTGGGTTCAAAGGCGGTGCAAAAATACGTAGCATACATGATGAACGCGAATATTACACAATCAGACGTGAGCGGAATGGGTTTACCCTGGATCGCGGGTACGTGGTATTTTGTGGACCCGACCAACGGCTCAGCTTCTTATGAAGGCACTACCCAGGAACGGGCATTTGCCAGCATTACCACTGCCTATGCTGCTTGTACAACAGGCGCAGGCGATGGTATAGCATTAATTTCCCAAGGCACAAGCACAAACGGGACTACTTCCAGAATATTGGTTGAACTTGACTGGACAAAACATAATATTACCGTAATTGGTATTGCAGCTCCAACAAGAATGTTTCAAAGATCACGAATATCAAATGCAACAGACACTACCGACCTTGCTTATCTTATTGATATCCAAGGCGATAATAACACTTTTATGAATGTCCACATGTTTAATTCAGGCAGTGATGCAGCGGCTTTGGGATGTTTAAAAGTCACTGGAAATCGAAATGCTTTTGTAAACTGTCATATTGTTGGCGGTGGTCACGCTACTCCTGCAGCAGAAACTGGAATGTACTCGCTACATGCAAGTGGTGAAGAGAATAGTTATTTCGGCTGTACCTTCGGGACGGACACTATAATCCGTGGGGCGGCTAATGGAGAAATCCTGTTTGACGGTTCTTGTAGGCGAAATAACTTTGAAAACTGTAAGGTTATTTCATATTCAACAACTGCCGGTCATGGTGCTATTAACTCCGCTGATGCGACTAGCATTGACGGATGGACGCATTTTGTGAACTGTACATTCAGTAATTGGAATACAGGTGATATAAGTGATTTAACAAGCTTATTTATTGGGACAAATCCAAATAATGCAGGCTTGCACATGTCAGGCTGTTCAATGGTAGGTTGGGCGGCCTGGGACGCAACTGGTGGTAATGACAGGGTTTTTATTGGAAACTCTGATGCTACCGCGTCAGGTGCTGGCGGTATTGCAACAACTCCTTAAATAAGAAATATTTATATGAAGCGAGATTATTTTATAGTCTCGCTTTAATATTCATTGTTTTAGAGATTTTAATAACTAAAAAACTTGTTTAAGTGAGAAAATATGTCTACTTATGTTGTGTTAAAAAATTCTGTAGAAGTAATAACCCAAGAATATAATGTGGATACGGTTAATGTATTGCGCAATGTAGAAAATTACTTTATTGAAAACACCAACTGTACAGAAGAATTGTTGAATGTGTTATCTTCAACAATGAATGAAGGTGTACTGGCAGCCTTATATGACTTGCCAGAAGATTTTATTCGTGAATATAGAGTAGAATGGAACGGGATAAAACTTGACAGAAACAGCAAAGCAACGACTGAAGACAGAATTTACAATTATGAAAATGTGCTACGTGTTGGGACCCCAACAGATTATTTAATTGAAGACAATCAAATACGATTAATGCCAAAGCCGACAAGTCATAATTATTTGAATATTTGGTATTGTAAGAAGAACACAAGCTTAATTGGCACATCTCCTATAATTCCTGCCCAGGACCATACAAAACTTGTAAATGGCGCTATTGAAATTATATTCCGGATAAAAGACAATGATACCCGGGCTGACAGGTATAAAAAGTTATTTGAAAGAGATTTAAAATTAGCTTATCAAAAATATTCAAAACAACGGTTTGGTCAGAGCCATATTGTTGATGGTTCAGGAGATCACAGTTATGAATCAATGCAAAACAGAATACCTCTTGTTGAAGGGTGATAAAATGAAAAAAACTATTTTAATACTATTATTTATGCTTATACCATTTGGATTGTTTGCTCAGTTGACAATGATTCCAACAATGGTTGATTGTCCTGATCAAATGATCCATGTTGCTGATAGCTTATCTGTTGAAACAGATTCAGTCTTTACAACAATTTGGTTTAATTCAGAGAACATTGTTAGCAAAACCAAAATTAATACCGGCAATATTGATATAGATTTTTATATCAGTCCTTTAGCAGACAGCACAGACACACTATTGGTTGATATTTGGGGGCTTAAACGAAAAAAATACAATTCAACAAGTGAAACAGTTGCTTATGATTCAACTCGATTTCTTCTTATTGCTGATCAAGCAAAGTGGGAAACTGTTTTTTTTGATACGCTTCTCACCAAAATTGCAAGTTATGACGGTGTAAAGATGCAGTATTGGAGCAATGGAGATGATCCAGACATTACCAGTTTTTATGTTGGATTGAAAATACCTACAATTAAAATACGATAAGACGGGTGTATAATGTCAAGAACAGAATTAGTAAACGGTGACACCGGATTATCCCACCGAGGTAAGCTTAATAATATGTTCGAGGAAATTTATGACGATCTCATAAGTGGCCTAACATTTCTTGGTATATTGGAAGATGGAGATTCTGTAACGGGATCCCCTGCGCAGGGAAACTATTATAAGATAGATGAAGATGGAACTTATGGTGGCATCGCGTGTTTGG